CCACCATAACCGCTGAAGCTATAAATATCCCCATTGATCGGGCTTCTGTAAATATCTTTGCCGTTAACCATTGACAGCGTGACATTTCTTGCATTGCCAAGTTCCAGCGACAAGATTGCCGTCTGTAATAATGGCTGGAATAATGATGTCATGAGCCAAAGTAGGCTCGTTGCACAGCTGACAGTTAATGGTCGTAATCATAGGAACATCCTCTAGATCCGTCCATTCACCATCTTTATCAATATTATAAACTTCTATGTAACCCATTAAACTCTCGCCTTCTGTGGTTGAAACTTTCCATCTGATCCCAGGTTGTACCACTTTGTCGGGCATCGATGAGCTGATGAGATCGCTGTATTACAGAAGTAGCCACCCCATGCCTTGCCATTCTTTTCACCTTCGCGCCATTGCATATGTCCATGCTCGCATGATGGAGCTTCTACTGCTTCGCCTGTTCCCATGATTGCAGCTACATTCTCCATAGCCTTCTCGAGTGTTACAGGTGCATCCACAACGCCCTTATATTCTCCGACAGGGGTAGTCCAGTAATCTTGGTCATCTGGTTTCACATCTTGAACTGCTGGCTTTGCTACTTTTGTAGCAACGACCTTAGTCATTTCCTCGCGGCTTGGTCTCTTTCCCTTAGGCGCATAACCTGCATTTGCAAGTGCTCTGCCGATCGCTGAAGTCTCGCAATTCTCAAGAGCTGAAGTCTGATTGACACCTCGGCTAGTAACTGTTTCCTCCGCGTACCCTGTCGACCACGCGACAACATCACTAGAGTCCTTAAATAGATACGCCTTAACAATGTATCGAGTTGCCTCGACAACTTCCAACTCTGTTGATATGCGGAACGCTGGATAGTCCTTAATAAACTTTTCAAGTCTTACCTCCACTGGTTCGTAATCGGCTAAATTAAACATAGAGCTCGTTTTCCTCCGTTGCTAGTTGTCCTGCGAGCGCGCCATAGCTGCATAGATCGACCCAGTTGTCGATGTGCTGCGCTGACTGATTAGTCCTGGAAAGTTTAACGAGCACCATAATCCCTGCGACTTGATAATCGTGTATTGGTGTTTGTAAGTATGCGCTGAGGAGCATTGCGGTGTGTTGCAAGTTATCCGCAGGATGACCGTACGATAGGCCACGGTCACGGATCGTGTCTGTAGCTGTGAGAAGGATTTCATTAGCGAGCATCTGTTGTCACTCGCTGATATGACTTAGCCATGATTAGACCCTCGCGCTTGCCTTCTGAAAAGCCCTTGCCCCAGCCCACGATAAACCACAAGATATTAGCTGCCATCAATAAAATGATTATTGGCATTTCAAAACTCATTTAATTACTCCCGTCTTTGTAACCATTGTTGGCTACTGGATTACGGTCTCACGCCCATCTGACAATGTCTAACATATTTTGATAACGAAACGATAACGATTTAGGCGTATAACTTTCCGTAAAGTGTGAAGCTGCCATCCTTGTTAATTGGAACTAACATCGGGCTTACATGGTTTCCGTGCGTTTCAATGACTGCCACGCTCATCTGCCAATTAGCGCTCCCAGCCTTGAGATAAGAGGCTTTCTTCTTGTCCATAACATTACCTGCTTCAACACCCCACAAAGTCCTGTATGAGGCTCCTATGCCCTCTGTGAAGGCACTAATACCTGCTCTGTGGGTATGTCCACAAACTACAGATTTACCAAACTTCTTAGCCAAGCCAAGAGCTGTAAGTCCAGCGTTAGAGTTCATCGAGCCTTCGTCTCCGTGGACTAAAACCCATCCTCTATGGAATTCGAATGGCTTCTTATGAAAGCGTATCCCCATGTCTGAGAAGCCCATAAAACGGGCGTACTCGAGTTCTGGAAGTCCGATGAGGCTAGGAGCGCCTCTAACGAGAGTGTGGTATAGACGATCGGTATGGTTGGATCGAGTGATATCGGTCGTGCCAAGATCCCATAGGATGTTTTGAGCCAAAGTTCTATCGGCATCTAGCTGCCCTTCATATTCCAGGTGAGTGCCTTTAGCCCATTTAGACTGAGACTGCATATCAAGCTCATCGCCTGTGTTAAGGACTAGGTCAAACTTCTCGCGCTTTACTAACTTGATTAAATTCTTAACGGCTTGCTCGTGATGATATGGAATCTGTAGATCCGATATGACCAGATAGCGTTTTTTAGTCATCGTCCTCATCTTCGTAATCCCCAAACTTTTCAGGGTCAATGGGATCAGGCAGAATCCAATGAGGATAGGCTTGTGGCTCTGTGATCATGAACATGGCAATGTCCTCTGCGAAACCTGCTCGCTTTAATGAACAGAAATACTCATAAAGGCCAATGCAGTAAGCATCAAGCTTTGAGTAACCTTGTTCCTCTAATGCCTTAGTTGCTTTTCTTGCCATGTGGATAAGTGTCCCTTACTTCTTAAGAAGTTCCATCATCTGCTCCTGGCGTGTCTCTATTCTTGCCAATCGGTCTGCGAGAGATGATCCACCATTAGGCGTAAGAGTCCATAACCAACCACGAACCAGGTAACGCAAACCACCAATAAAGATAGCAAGCGTTGATGCAATGGCGAGAGCGAATCCCGCCCAATCACTTGGAGTCACCGTAGACCATAGCCTTCATCTTTAGGATTGAGCCAGCGCATAATCGGTGGAATTGTTGCCAATGCTCCAGCGTAAGCGATGTGCTTAGGGTTTGTTTCCCCCGCAGCGACAAGTGCAAGTGCAGCTGTTAGGAACGCTCTTCCCCAGCTTGCTAGCATCTTCTTCAGGTCTTGTGTCATTTGTTCCTCCTAGTAACGGGATGTTAAAAAACTTCGAATCCGTATCGCCAGCCTTTGTAAAACTGATGTGGATGTGCTTGGTGTGTGGATTGACTCCCGTGTACTTTCGCCATTTCCAGAAGCTTCTAGCGCTTGCAATCTTGTGATTAAAGATGACATAACTAATGCGTTTATCTGACTTGGCTGCAATTCGTATCTGATCGGCAATGTAAGCAGCCGTAGAGGCTTGTCCATTGAAATCAGCATCGAGATCGATAGCGCGGACAATCCCTGTATCAGGGTCAGGGTTATGATCGCTCTTTCGGGTTGAGTGCTTTGCATCTCCGATCGTGCCGTCACTTTTACGGTCTCTGTCAGGATAAGCATCGTCTGCCTGTTCTCTTAACTGAATAACCGATTTAGATAATTTTGGCTTCATCCAAGTAGGAGGCGAGCCTCATCCTCAGTAATGCCCAGCTTCTGCAATAAAGCAGCCTTTTCAGCAACCTTTGTTGCTTCTTCTTGTGCTTTAGCCTGGTAAGCCAACTGATCGGCTTCATGTTGTTTAATTTCAGTTGCGTTCATATCGCGTTCAACAATTTCGCCTGTTTCAACATTGTGGATTTTGATTGTTGGTTTTGTCATTATTTCACCCCGTAAAGTATGTAAGTACCGCTGGTAAATCCTGAACCTTCTGCCAATAAACCAAGCGAGGTAATTGCACCTGTTTGGTTGTAACCTTGCATGTTCCAATACGCGTTTGCCGTTGTTGATGATGTGCCACTATTTACCATTGAAAAAATAAATGCACTTTTCCATGTCGTTGTGTTTGCATAATCTGGTATGTCGATCACCGCTGTACCTTCGGCTGAGGAATTGTCTGCACTGTAAGAAATCGGGCTAAAAGTTGCATCAAATGCCCGCGTTGAGACACCTGTTGAGCTACTGTCGGCCAAATGTCTATTTGCGGTTGAATCATTGTTAAATCTCATTCTCATGTTGCAGTTATCAGTGATCGGCTTGAAATTTCGCACGACTAATCTTAAACTGTTATAAGTTGTCGGGATTGAACTGATTAATACTAAAGTGCTGCTTAATGTGCCACTTGCAATTTCTGTCATTCCACCAGCTGCGGGTGCTGCCCATACTGGAACGCCACCACTTACTGTAAGCACATTTCCTGTGCTGCCAATTCCCAAACGCGTGTTTGTGTTAGCAGTTGCCGAACGATATTCAAGATCACCAAGTGTCGTTGATGGATTGAGTGCCTTGGTAGTCGTATCTACAGATGAACCAAGTGTGCGGATAGCCGCTGCGCCATCTTTAACCAATGCTGTGTCATCTGGCGTAGTCCAGCCATAGTTAGTAGTCGTTGCCATTTGTCTCCTTGATTAGGCTACTATTGTAGCGTTATTCCAGTCCAAAGTAGGACTTATCGTGTTCCATGATTCGGTAATTGGTACAGAATTCCATCTGAACGCCTGAAGGCTAAAAGCCACAGGTGAAACGATGACTGTTAGATCTAAGGCATTAAATCGGCTAGTCCAAGTCCAACCCTCGACAAAACCCTGGTATCGGCCTCCTGCTATGTTTAACGGCAAATCCTCAATGTCTAAAGGTAAGCCCATAAATATATTAAGAGCCTGATCTCTAGAAGCATCTGGAATGTTTGGGTTCGTCAACGGAAAAGTAATTGACTTAAATTGGTCTTGAGGATACGCCCTAATATCTAAATAGAATTCAGCTTGAGATTCTGCATCTGCTTGGTTTTCAATGCTTGTCAAAATGTTTTCAGCTTGGTAGCCATAAGTAGCGATTGAGGCTGCATCGGAGGCTGTTTCTTGTGCATCGTTCTTGTAAGTAATAGTAACCTCATTGCGTAGATCACCTAAGCGCCTTGATGTAGCAATTCCAGCGGCATAAGCCCAACCGCCATCAACAAAGGCATAACCATTATCAGCAAGATATTGGCTGCGATGTGTGCTGTCTGCATACCCGATTCTGCCTGAAGAATCCTCATAAATGTAACCGAGACCTGATCGAGCTAAAGCAGCGACTAGGCTATAAACATCTATAGTCTCTGCTGAACGAGCCGTAAGCTCATAATCGCCAGGACGATCGATTTCGCCCAGTCCTGCGTTTTCAGCATCCTCCCAGGTTGTTGTTGCATCATAATTAACCCACTCTAAAGCTGCGGGTACTGCGTTCCAATTAGAAAAGAGTACCTGAGATAAAATTTCATAAATCTGGTCACCATCGAAATCTTTAGACAGAACGCCTTGAGTTAGCGTTTTAGGCAATTTTGACAAAGCTCCTAGAGCTGTGACTGTAATTGCCTGAGTAATGGCTGGCTCGCCTGTCTGTACTGTTACATCAATATCCGTGACATCTCCACCAAACAAAGGCACATAAACGCCAGATGAGTTTTTAACCTTTATTACTACTGAATCATTGACATCAAATCCTGTTGCAGATTGATTTAGGTTAAGAATAGTAAAACGGCAATATCCTGCAATAGGCTGGGAATATATGTCTGAGCGACCTGAAGTAATGGTGAGGTTTGATATGACTAGGTTAGTAATGTCTCCTAGCCCATTGACCTCAACTGCCCAATCTGGAGTCCAGGCTGTCATACTGCTACTAACGCTCCAGCACCAAGAGATCCACGATATGAGGATTGGTTAAGTACTTCGACAATTTGACGAGCTGCTGACTCTGAATCGATAGCGCCATTAACGGTGATGTTATTAGTAACACTTGATCCACCGGCCATCAAACCCTTTGAATTTGGAATAATTGGTGGTAAGGCAAATTTACTTGCAGGAGCTGGAGCAGGCGCTGCCGAAGTTGTACTAGATCCTCCGCCAAAACCTAAATATCCTGCAACCTTTTGACCAGCTTGAAAGAGTTTTTCAAATAAACTAATTAGTTTCGCCACGGCATCAATCGTAGTTCCAATTACTGTTCCAATTACTTCAAACGCAACTTTGAACGCGCCACCAAGAAACGGAGCTAAAACATTCTTAGTAAATGCCCATAAAGCCCTAAACTCTTTTTCGTTATCCTTAACAGCATTTTTAACCTTATTAAACACAGATTGAACGCCCTCAAGAACAGGGATAAAGATAACTTTAGCCACATCAATAATTTGTTGAAAGGCATTTTTTAATCCGCTACCGCCTGTAAATCCATCAATAAATGACTGAACGGCTGGAACGATATAGGTAACAATGTTTTCCACTAAAGGAGTTACCGCATCCAGGATAAAGGATCCGACTGTTTCCTTTGCTTCATTAAATGCAACAGATAAGCGAGCCATCTTGCCCTGGAAGGTGTCTGCTTGAATTGTTGCCTGGCCTTCAAAGGTTGAAGCTAGTTTGGCCGTTATTTGGTCAAATGAAAGTGTGGCAAGTTCAGCCTTAGTGATACCTACGCCAAGCCGTGAAAGGCCTGCTAGGTTCCCTTCCTGGGCTTTGGAAAGGCTTTCTGTCACCGCCTGGAGACTTTTACCTGTGCCCGCTGCAATATTTATTGCGATCGACTGTAACTGCTGAGCCTTTGTAACATCGCCAGTAGCTCGAGTCAATCGATCTAGCGATGGACGAAGTTCATCATCTGTAATACCGAATAACAAAGATTGTTTTAGAATGTAATCTTCTGTGGCCTTGATCTGGTCATCTGTAGCACCAGTCACATTTTTTAATGTAGTTGCTAGTTTAGCCTGGGCTGCTTCATCTTCAATAGCAGCTTTAACTCCATCGATCGCTAACTTTCCAGCGTATGCCGCTGCTGCTACGCCTGCTGCTAAAAAGGCTGCGCCTGCGACTTTGCCAAACTTAGTAACCTTGTCACCAAAGCCAGTTACATCATTATCGGCCTTGTTAATATTCTTTGTGAAGTCATTGATATCCGCAAGGAGTTTGAGCGTTAAGGCTCTACTATCTCTAGCCATTATGTCCACTCCTTCAAAATCTTATCAAACGATTTAGTCCACTCAGCTACAATGTAAGGCTGGATTCTGCGTAGTGTTGGATAGATAAAGTAACCTTTAGATCCACGACCTTCACGACCTGACCAAACTGGAAACTGCTTAAACTTGTTAGATCCAAATTCTGAACCACCCCAAAGTTGTTTAGTGGTTGCACCACCTGAAAACTTCTGAGCTGCAAAGCCGTAAGTAATCTCACCTATTCGAGATGATTTCTTAACTTTGGAACCTTCTGCGATGCGACTGGCAACTGCTCGAGACTGTAATCCCGATGCAGCACCAATCACCTCTTTGCGAGCATATTCTGCTAGAGCACCAGACTGGCGCTTGGCTTCATCTACTGCCTGCTCGTCCATATTCTTGAGCGCCTTAAAGACTGCACGAAGTTGGGTTTTATCGAGAGCCGTTTGTTCAGCCACGATTATTCCTTTCCTCTAAAATCTCTATTGCGGTTAAAATATCTTCTGCTGTTTGCCATTCTGACATAGGGATCTGTGTCGCTATTGCCAGATCAACTAAGAGTCGGCTTACGCTTCCTCTTGGATGGCTTTTGGGTCATCGCTTCCCACCTCGACATCTGCCACCGTCTCCATCCAAATCTCTAGTGATTTAACGGGCTTTCCGCCTGCATCTCGCTTCATTGCTGAATGAGCTACATACAAAATATCCCACATACCACCAAAGTTAGAAATGACCTTTTTAGTGGCCATTTCCCACTTGGCATAATCTGGTGGTCTGACTTGATAAGTATCTTCAGACCCATCGTTATATTTAATTGTTATTT